AATGGTATGATTTCAAGGTTTTTGAAAATCCATCCTTCTTCAACTGGACCTGCCTTTCATATGTGCGGAGCCCTTCAACTACTGTAAAATCAACTTCGCTTTTCTGCAAAGCGGCTTCAACAACGGCACGGAGCTTCGGATGCACACCTTCAAGATTATTCAATGAACGCTTAGAAAATTTACGCATATAATTTCTCCTGTTTACGTTTTTAGGAAGTAGCGTAAATCAATTTTACAATTTTGTCAAGTACCCATTCAAATAATTTTACAATTTTGTAAATAAAAAGGGCATCTAAACTATGGATGCCCTTTTTATTATCATAATAATAGCCTATATGTTTACGCAAAAACGCTTTTAATCAGTTGGACGCCTTCATCCGTGACTCCAATTTGATTATGAACTCCATCCGTCGAGTATATCTTGAAGTATTTCTCGCCAGCCTTATTTACCTCGCAAAGGCGCTGATGAATATATCCTTTAGATTTCGCCCAATTCGTAATAAGCCCACGCTTCAATCCGAGCGATTTATTGATATCCGTGAGTGAAAAGCATCCTTTCTTGTCAATCCGGACTTCCGCGATTTGTACCAACGGTTTCTGATATTCTACAGTTTCAAGAGCTTTTTGTTTGGCCTTTTCTGACTCTACCAAAGCTTCCAAGGCTTCAATATATGTCTGAGGAAGCGCTGCGACTCCATATCCTCCCGTCTTGCGGATGGAAGGAAGAATGTCATGAGTAACCCAACGCTTGAACGCCTTGGCTTCGGGCTTACGAGAGCGGAGAACAAGAGAGTACAATCCTGATTCAGAAACGATAATTGGCTTTCTTCCCGAACCCGAATACTCTTCGTGTTCGATTTTTTCATCTTCATCAAGACCCAAAAGAGCCTTATTAGTATCGGAAAGTCCCAAACAATCGCATACATCCTTTGCTGTAAACCACGGATCTCCGTTCCTATCAACTACACGAACCTTACCAAACTCAGGATTCTCAAAAATCTTCAATTTATCCATAACAATTCCTCTCTTTTAATGGTTAAAAAAAAATGCCCGACGACCGGGTAGCACAGAGACACTAAGTCTCTCCGGAAGTCGGGCAAATATTAATTTTTTATTGAAAGATTACTTGTGCTACCAAGATGAAAACAATATACACACTGAAATTACGTTTGTCAATATAAAAATTAATAATGTGGTTGAAAATATTTTTGTGCAATCATCAGAATAAATGCGGAAGCATAATAGAGCTTTTCCTGAATTTCTGGAGTCATATAATCTGGATTATCCAATTCTTTCATCATTCTATCAGCTTCATACAAAATATTATATACTTCTCCAATTGCAAAAATATTTCCCTTATCATATGCATACTTATCTTCAATTTTATGCATATCTTTTACTATTTTGTCTAAAATTTCAATTCCATCATCATAATCGTCTTTAGAAGAAATACTTCTCAAAGTTTCCCAAGGCATACTATTTATCCTCCTTTTGTTCATCAAGAAGAAGAACGGTTGCGGCTGTATAGATGATAATATCAAGAAGCTCATTTCTGGCACGTTCAAAATCGCCTTTGCGAACCATATCATGAGCCTCATATGCCTTCTTATGGACTTGATAGAGCGGACCGCCGATGCCTACTCTACGAGAGATTTCCATGAGAGGCTGGTCCATAAAGTCTACAGTGCCTTCTATATTATGACGCTCCTTCCCTTTACCAGAGAAGCATCGCAACATAGCCTGATGGATAACCTCACCGACCTTTCTTTCCCCATTGGTGATTTCTCGGTCGCCTTTTACTTTGTATTCATTAGTAGTCTCATTTTCTAAAGAACGCATAGCTCCTCCTCTATATCTATTTTTAACAAATTCACTATAAAAGCCGTCACGAAATATTTTCAATACATCTTGATCAGACATTCCATCCGGAATAGTAATTCCTTTATAACAGTTCTTAGGTAATTCTTCTATCATAACTTTCCATCAAGCTCTTGTTGGTTCAGGAATAGGACCAGCAAACTCTATGCCCGGAAGAAGGTCATCGGCACATAGGGGCATTGTATCACTACTAAAATACATAACATGAGGTTCCGGAAAAAGGCTGCTCCTCATCCAATAAAATCCGGGAACATTAGGAATTTCATTTGTCCACGTCAAAGTATTGGAATGATCTTCGGCTGCGGTCTTTCTTTTGGTCATGTTGAATCCTTGGATTAGAGGTTTGGGGTATGAAAAGCCCCACCGGGGGG